TTCACATTCGACATTGACAATGCGCGTGGGTTAGACCAGGCAAATGTTGATGTCATTGTGATTGTTCAGCGATTTTCGGAGCGTGCCGGACAAAACAGGTTGGATGCATATCTTGCCGGTTCTGGTGCGGGTTCGATAAAAGCAGCAATTGAAGGTGACAGGACTTTGGGTGGCGCTTGCCAAACCTTGCGTGTCACATCAGCGGAATCTGGATCGTATGAATCCAACGGAAGCATCTTTCTCAGTTACCGCTACCGAATCACAATCTACGGATAAGCCGGAAGGAAAGAAATGGCAAGAATCGTTCTCACCGATGTGCAGGTTCTCATCAACACATCAACAGACATCAGCGATCACATTGCTTCAGTGACACTCAACAGCACTGTCAATGAAGTTCAAACAACCGCGATGGGCAACACCGCAATCACCCGCGTTGGTGGTCTTCTTGACAACAGCGTGACCCTTGAATTCCACCAGGATTTCGCAACCAGTTCAATTGAATCAATTGTGTATCCTCTCATTGGAACAGTCACCACAATGAAGGTCAAACCAACATCATCCGCAACAGGAACAGCAAATCCGCAATATGTATTTTCTGCGCTTGTTTCAGAATGGACACCAATCAACGGAGCAGTTGGCGAACTTTCCACCGCTTCCGTCACTTGGCCAATCAGCGGAACAATTACCAAAACCACTGCATAACAAAAAGAAATGGGGGGTCATCTCATGGATGGCTTACAAATTCAGGTCAATCGAAAGAATGACAAAAGCGATTCCTATCCCCTAAGCCCACGAATCATTGTGGCTTGCGAACAGAAGTTCGGCATGGGGATAGGAAAAGCACTTGAAAGTCAGCGCATGGAAATCTTGTATTTTCTTGCATACGAAGCAGTAAAGCGAAGCGGTGAAGTTCTCAAACCTTATGGTGACGAATTTCTTGATTCACTTGTTTCTGTGGAGTTGATTTCTGACGATTCTTTCGAATCCACCGCGAAAGCCTAACATTTACGATTGCGGCAATCGCGGCTGAAACAGGGATTGATCCGGTTTCCTTATTGGATGCACCACCGGGAATCCTCGAAGCAATCGTTGCATATTTGAAAGACAGAGCGCGAAAGTAAGGTGACACATGGCATCAGATGGTTTGCATGCCAGGGTCACAGTCGAAGGCTTTCAGAGGACAATCACTGAACTGAAAAAATTCGATGCAAAAGCGTATCGGCGCATGAATTCATCCATCCGGCAAGAAATGGCTGTGCTGGAACAAACCGCCAAAGGCTTTGTTTCTAACGCCAGCAGAAGTTGGCGTGGAACACCGCTGAGTGGTTGGCGCGATGTTCCGGCACAGAACGGAAGAACACGCGGGGGTGCTGGCTGGCCAGCATGGAATGAAGGCGAAATCAAAGCCGGCATTTCACGAACAACCGCGCAAGGTCGCGTTGATGTGAACTATCGAACGAACTTGTATGGCTTGAAAAACAAATCGGCAGCTGGTGTCATCTTTGAAACAGCGGGTCGCAACAACAAACTTTCACCATTCAATCGCAAGATTGCCAATATGTTCCGACCAGCAAGGCGAATTGTGTACCGCGCTGTTTGGGAAGATCGTGGCGACATTCAACGCAAGATTGTCAAAATCATGCAAGACACAATCAGAGAAACAAACCAAGGATTGCGTGGGTTCAAAATAGATGGCTAATGTCGGCGCAGTAATCGCACGAATTATCACCCAGTACAGCGACAAAGGAAGCAAGGCCGCCCAACGGGATGCCAAGAAACTGGAAAAAAGTTTCGATACCTTTTCCAAGCGGGCAAAACTTGCCTTTGCTGGCGCTGCTGCTGGCGCTGGTTATTTCGCACAAAGACTTGCCAAAGAAGGCGTTCGTGCCGCAGCCGAAGAAGATAAGGCGCTGGCATCACTAGGTCGAACCCTTCAAAATGTTGGACAAGCCTTTGCCATCCCGCAGGTCAATGAATTCATTTCAGCACAACAGGCCGCCCTTGGAGTTTCAGAGGATCAACTCAGGCCAGCATTCCAGCGACTTGTCACTGTTCTTGGTGATGCTGGACTTGCACAAGAACAACTTTCCCTTGCGCTAGATGTCAGTGCGGGAACCGGCAAATCACTTGATCAAGTGGTCATGGGATTATCACGCGCATATTCAGGCAATACTGCCGGACTTTCCAGACTTGGCGCAGGATTAGACAAAACACTTTTGAAATCTGGTGATTTGGTTGCCATCACCGCAGAACTCAACAAGAAGTTTGGCGGTCAAGCAGCTGTCGCCGCAGCATCCTTTGGTGGATCACTAGACAAAATCAAGATTGCTGCTGATGAAGCCAAGGAATCCATTGGTCAAGCAATCATCACCGCCATCATTGGTGAAGGTGGCAATGCTCAGAACCAGGTTGAAGGCTTGACAAAAGGCATTGCCAAGTTCGGTGATATGGTCGCAACAGCCTTCACCTTCATCATTCCAATCGTCAAAGACTTCTTTGGATTCATTCAAAAGATTTTCACTACGCTCAGCAAGATGCGACCAGTCATCACCGCCATTGGAAGTTTGATTGCCGGAGCATTTGTGGCTGGAAAAGTCATTGCCTTCGTCAATGCTATTCAAAAACTTGTCGCCGTCATGAAAGCACTTCGCGCTGCCGCCGCCACCGCTGGCATCGCAACAGCGCTGGCAACTGGCGGTGTGAGCGTTGCTGCCGGTGCCGCTGGCGCTGCGGCGGCTGTGGCTGCGATGGGTGCATCTATTTACGCTGCCAACAAATTGTTTGACAAGTTAGACAAGGCATCTTCGAAGGTCGCCAAGAACAGCAAGACCACTTCTTCCACAACAAATGGAACCATCAAGCCAACAAGAACACTTCAACAAATCATGGCTGAGATGGAAAAGAACAGCGACAAAACTGCGAAGAACGCAAAAGCGCTGACGGCTGAGCAGAAGACCCAAGCTGCGGTTCTCAAATTCGCACAAAGCGTTGGCATTGATCCAACGAAAGACCTTGAATCGGTCAATCTATTTGCTGCCGCTGTTCGTAAAGTTGGAGCAGATGCGACAGATGAGCAGAAGAAGGCAGCCCTTGTTGCCCTTCAAACTGCGGGAAACACCGCGCAAGAATCGGTCAATCTTCTTGCTTCCGCGATACGAGAAGTCACCAATCAAACTGTTGGGAACTTCGGAACAGCTGCGATGGCTGCCGCTGCCTACAACGAAGCAATCAAAGCCGGAATCAAGGCAATGGTGGATGCTGGCATCACTGATGTTGCTACCCTACAAACAGCCTTTGGTTCGCTCAACAAAGAACTTCTTGCGTATATTGCCAATCTAACGGCAGCGAAAAACACAGAACTGACCAAGACTGGCGCACCACAATCCGCACCAACAGCACTTCAGCAAGCACTCGCCGCACAACAGGCAGCCAATCAAATCGCTGCCACTGTTTATGGCGCACCAGTTCCATCACTCACCACTGGTTCAAAATCAGACATCAAAGCAACAACAGAAGCCCTTGGGGTTGGCTTACAAAATGCCGACAAAGCGATGCAAGGTGTATTGGATACTGCTCGCAATGTTCTTGCAACTGTTACTGGTGGAAAATATGGAACAGTTCCATCAGCATCACCACCACTTCCTTCTGCGTACCTTCCATCTGGTTATGGTTCCATCACTATGATTCCGCAAGCGCAACCAACCATCAACATCAATGCGCCGGTTTATGGTGTAGGAGATTTGCAACGGCTGATTGTTGATTCAATCAATCAAGCGCAAAAGAATGGAACAACAACCACCCTTCCTAATGGTGGCCGCTAATGGCAACACCAGCAACCCTTGGTGTGGAAATCAATTTTTCCAATGGCGCTTCTTTCGGAACTGTTCTTCTGCTCGATGATCCATCCACACCACTAGACACCGGCGTTCTTGGTGATGCTGCGACTGTCATTGCTGATGTTTCCAATCAAACGCAATCAGTGCAGATTCGGCGCGGATACAATCGGATTGCTGACAATTTCAGCACTGGAACAGCAACTGTGGTCATTGTTGATGAAACGGGTGCGTTCAATCCCGACAACACTTCATCGCCGTACTACGGACTTCTCACGCCGCTTCGAAAAATTAGAATTTCTGGAACATACAATTCTGTGAAGTATTATGTTTTCAGCGGATACATTCAGTCATTTAGGTATCAAGCACCGAATGGAACTGATCTTGCGAAGGTCTTCATTGATGCGGTGGATGGTCAAGCACTTTTGAATCTTTCGACTGTCACCACAGTTCCGGGTTCTGGGGTTCAAGATAGTGGCGCTCGAATCAACGCAATCCTTGATGCGATTGCGTGGCCATCTTCCATGCGATCCGTTCAAACAGGAGCAAGCACCCTGCAAGCCGACCCTGGCGGGAACAGGAGCGCCTTGGATGCCATCCTCACTGTGGATGACAGCGAACTGGGTGCGTTCTATTTTGACGAATTAGGGCAAGCAACCTTCATCAATCGAACGAATCTTGCCACTGCCATCACTGGCGTTCCGACCATCTTCACCGATGATGGGTTGGGAACAGATATTTCCTATCAGGATGTGCAGTTCAATCTTGATGACACGCAGCTGGTCAATTATGTGTCGGTACAACGGGTCAATGGAACTGCACAAATCGCGTTTGACCAGTCATCCATTGATGCCTATTTCCAGCGCACCAGACTTCGCCAGAATCTTCTGATGCAAACCGATGAGGAAGCGTACGATCAGGCCAACACCTTCCTTTTCAGTCGCAAGGATTCAGAGATGCGCATTGATGCCATCGTGCTGGATTGTTCGGACAACACTGAATCAGAACGCATTGAAGCAGCACTTTCGATTGACTTCTTTGCGCCCATCCGCGTGACCCGCGAACTTCCCGGCGGGGCAGTTACCCGCAAATTGCTGGTGCAAGGAATCCAGCACAACATCACACAATTTTCTTGGGTGACGACATTGGAAACTGCGCTTCCGCAGATTTCGAATGTCTTCATCTTGGATTCTCCTGACTATGGCGTTCTTGACCAAAACGCCTTGTCATATTGATTCCGCTACAATTCACCACAGGATAAGGAAGAAGGAACATGGCAGCACCTCTTGGATACAAGGACTTTGTTGCGGGCGATCCGCTGACAGCAGCTCAGGTGGATGGATACCTGATGGCGCAATCCGTCATGACATTCGCAAGTTCAGCAGCAAGAACTTCGGCGTACCCATCACCAAGCGAAGGAAATCTTTCCTATCTTGCTGACACCAATTCATTTGAAATCTACGATGGCGCAGCATGGGTTGCGTATGGATCAGGTGACATCACTGGTGTGACCGCAGGGTTTGGCCTTTCAGGTGGCGGTTCATCTGGCGCTGTAACTTTATCGGTGGACAACACCACCATCCTGACCACGACCAATGCGGTTGCGGTTCAAAACAAGATTCTTGTTGCACCAGAAGAACGCACCACAGTTTCGGCAACAGCTGCGACAGGAACAATCAACTACGATGCGCTCACTCAGGGCGTTTTGTATTACACCACCAACGCATCAGCAAACTGGACATTGAACATTCGTGGAAATTCCACCACAACACTTTCTTCTGTTCTTGCTGTTGGTGATGCCATCACAGTGACATTCCTTGTTCAACAAGGAGCAACTGCGTATTACAACAATGTTGTGCAAATTGATGGATCATCAGTCACACCAAAATATCAAGGTGGAACTGCGTGGGCTGCTGGCAACGCATCATCCATTGATGCCTATGTGTACACAGTGATCAAAACGGCAGCAACGCCGACATACACAGTTTTTGCATCACAAACAAAATTTGCCTAATTAGGGGGAAGAATGTCACCAATACTTTCAGCGCGTGGCGGCTTGTCTGCCGGTGCGTATGGTTGGGGTGCGCTGAGTGGTGCTGAAGCAGGTTTTGATTCCATTGCATCATGGACTTCTGGAAATGGTTCAACACAGGCAATCACTTTCTCGTCTATTCCTCAGACATATAAACATTTGCAGATTCGATGCTTTTTCCAAACAACAAGCGCCGGTTCGTCACCTGTTTTGCGATTCAATGGTGATTCAGCGATGAATTATAATAGGGGATACATCAGAGCAAATCAGTCAAGCATTTCTGCATTTCATGGTGATGCAAGTTTTGCCGCGAACCTATTTCCAAACGGAACACAAACATCAAGTTGGCCAAATGTTTGCATTGTGGACATTTACAACTATTCAAACACAAGCAAATTCAAAACTGTGAAAAATTTCAACTTCAATCAAAACAAATCATCTGGTGCAAGCATTTTGCATTATGAATCAGGCCTTTGGAGAAACAACACTGCAATCACTTCGTTCAGTTGGGATGCAAATGCATATACAAGTGAAACTGTCATTGCTTTATACGGGATGGGATAATAATGCCAGCAACATATGAGCCAATTGCAACAACAACACTTGGAAGCACAGTTTCTTCATACACTTTTTCTTCTATTCCTCAAACATATTCTGATTTGAGATTAGTTGCAACAGTGCAAAGAGGAACTGCTGGTTCTGGTTGGTATGTCACATTGAATTGCAATGGAAACACTGGCGCAAATTATGGCTACCAAATTATGACTGCGTATGGTGGAACAATTGCATTTCAAGGATTTTCTTCAGTCAATGATACTGCTATCTATTGCAATATCGTTGACCCCGGCGGAGCAAGTCAGTGGGCTTTAGTAGTTGCAGATATTATCAACTATACATCAACAACAGTTCACAAAGGAATGTTGATTTCACATGGGAATGCTGTAAATGGAACCTACGGACAAACTTCAAGAACTGGTGGGAACTTTTTTTCTAGTTCAGCAATTACATCTTTGACGTTGAATGGAGCAAATTACAATCTTGCATCAGGCTCACAACTTACTTTGTTCGGCATAAAGAAGGCATGACATGGCTGCAACATTCAAATTGATTCAAAAAACTGAATTGACATCAACAACTTCAACAATCACTTTCAGCGCGATTCCGCAGACATATGATGATTTGTATCTGGTTGTTGCTGCTGCTTCCAATAACTCTGGAAGAAGTTCGTTGCGCGTAAGTTTCAACGGATACACAGGAAATGCACCAGAAGGTGTTGAATTTGCAGGGTACGGAACATCAATTCAGGGATACCGAAACACTGGCGCATCTGGTGAGTTTTACATATATCCTGGGATTGCATCAACTGTAAATACCGGACAAGGTGGTTGTGAAATATATATGCCAAGATATACATCATCAAGCACTTTCATGCCGATTGTGTACAACTCAGTTGTTGAAGAAAATGGAAACACTGGACAAAATGTTTTGCTTGGTGGTGCTGTTATTTACAATTATTCAGTAGCAAAAACATCAATCGGTTTGGCATTGTTTAGTGGGGCAACATTCAGCGCAAATAGTGGATTTTATCTATACGGAATCAAGAACAGTTGAGAGGGAATGAAATGACATCAAATGAAGACCGCCCGGTGAAAGTCGAATTGAATTGCGAAACCGGAGAAGAAATCATCACGCCACTTTCTGATGAAGAAATTGCTGAGATAGAAGAATCAAGAAAGCAAGCAGCAGCAATGGAAGCAGCACACCAAGCAGAAATCGCCGCCAAAGCCGAAGCGAAGGCATCGGCGCTGGCAAAGTTGGCAGCGCTTGGGCTTACGGAAGAAGAAGCCGCCGCGATCACCAACTGATGTCAGTTCTCACCGGGGATTGCACCACCGAATCCATCCCAACTTGGGAAGATTATTCTGACCCCCTAGGAGAAGACAAATGCAGTCAGGTCAAGTCACGATCACCACAACAGCAACGCTGATTGTTGGCACTGGAACCACTCACCGAATTCTTCATGTTCATGGTGCTTCCGGCGCATTCTTCGTGGGTGGAAGTGATGTCACTGATGCCACCGGATTCAAGATTGACAACGGCGAAAAGATTGTTTTTGAACTCACACCAACGGACACAATGTACGGAATCACTTCGTCAGGTAGCGCATCCTGCGGGTTTTTCGTATCAAACAGGTAAGGAATAAGGGATGTCACCAACAGACTGGGCGGGGTTGATTGTCAGCATCATCGCGATTGCAACTGCATTCCTGACGATGGTTCGATGGTTGGTCAAGCACTATCTGAATGAACTCAAACCCAATGGTGGCAGCTCGATGAAAGATTCCATTGACCGGCTTGAACGCCAGGTTGAGCAAATTATGAACATTCTGATGGAAAAGAAGTGAAATCACAGAACGGCTGGCCGGCATCACCTGATCCGAAGGCCATCAAAATCAAGTCATATCTGATTCCTAGCACTGACATCAAAGTTCGGGTGGCTGAAGCGGCAGCGCCACTGTTGATCCATTTCGCGCAAGAATTCAATGAGCGCGTGGAAAAGATAGACAAGGGCGAACTGGATGATTGGGGATACGCCTTTCGGATGGTCAGAGGATCAGAGGATTCCCTTTCCAATCATTCATCGGGCAGCGCACTGGATTTGAACGCCCGCCGCCATCCGCTTGGAAAGCGCGACACCTTTACGCCAGAGCAACGAGAAATTCTGGATGAACTCTGCAAGAAGTATGCTTTGCGCGGTGGATATACCTACAAGAACAGACCCGATGACATGCATTTTGAAGTGAATGTTTCTCCTGGGGAAGCGAAGAAAATCATCAAGGCACTTGGCCTTGGGAAATTGGAGAACAAATGAAAATCAATCCAAAGTTGAGCGCTGCGGCTGGAACCTACTTCCGCGCATTGCTGGTTCTTGTCATCACCTTGATGGCAACTATTGGCAAGTCACCTTGGGATTTCTCAGCCGATGATTGGAAGATGGTTGCCAACGGAGTGTGGGCTTCCTTCTTGCCGGTGGTCATGAGAGCGTTGAATCCAAAAGATGCGACATACGGCAAAATAAAGGAGTAACAAATGAACCGGGGGAACATTCTTGATGAAGCCAAACGGCTGATTCATACCAATCGCCAGAAAGATTATGGCCATCCGCGTATCAATCATCAGCGCATTGCAACGCTGTGGTCAGTGATTCTGGAAAAAGAAATCACCCCAGAACAAGCTGCGCTGTGCATGGCGATGGTGAAGGCAGCAAGGTTGGTTCAAACACCAGATCACCTTGATTCCTACATTGACGGCGCTGCATATTTTGCGATTGCTGGTGAACTCAGTCATGAGTGATTTGGCAATCATCGTTCCATCCAGAAGCAGACCGCAGAACATCCAAGAACTCATGCAAGCCTTTGAAGATACGAAGGCCAAATGCACGCTGGTGGTTGTTGTTGATGACGATGACCCAAGCCTTGATGAATACAAAAACCTTTCCGTTCCACTATTGATCCAACTGCCCCGCGAAGGTAAGGGAATGGCGCGACCATTGAACCGCGCTGCCCTAGCCCTGCGGGGCGAATTTTCGTTTTTTGGGTTTATGGGTGATGACCACCGGCCACGCACTGAACACTGGGATGAGATATTCATTTCCGAATTGGAAGACATGCCTGTTGGTCTTATCTATGGGAATGACCTTCTCCAAGGTCATCGCCTTCCCACCCAAATTGTGATGACCGCAAATATCGTGGATGCACTGGGCGGGATGGTTCCCCCAGGATTTGAGCATTTATTCCTCGACAATTTCTGGCTACAACTAGGAACTGATTTGAAGGCCATCCGATATTTGGGTGATGTCATCATTGAACACATGCATCCTTTCGCCGGGAAGGGTCAAATGGATGCGTTGTATCAGGAAGTCAATGACATCCAACTTTCCAGTCGCGATCAACAGCGCTTTGTCGAATACATCAAGTCAGCCGAATATCAAGAGCTGCTGGCGGCGCTGCGATGAACGAAGTCATTTCTTTTTCCTTATATGGCAAAGATGAGCGATACACCATTGGAGCCATCAAGAATGCGTTGCTGGCGCAGGAATTCTTCCCCACCTGCCAGGTGTGGTTCTATGTCGGGCAATCTGTTCCACCGGCAGTTCTTCAAACTTTGCAGTTGATGGTCAATGTTCGCATCATTGAGGTGGATGAACCCGAAGACAATTTCGCCCGGTTATGGCGGTATTACGCCTTCAGCAGCCCAAGGGCAGCATTGGTTTTGTGTCGCGATGTGGATGCCCGGCTTGGCCAGCGCGAAGCGGTGGCACACGCCCAGTTCAAGAAATCACTCTTTGATGCGCACATCATGAAAGACCACCCGAAAGGTCACAACTATCTGATCAGCGCCGGGATGTTTTCGGCCTACACCAAGAACCTACGTGATATGAAAGAACTGATTGCTTCCTATCGCCAGAGCGCCCGTGATTACTACATGACAGACCAGGACTTCCTGGCATCCATCATTTATCCGCGCATCAAAGACAAAGTGCTGATCCATGATGACTATTACAACAGCACAGTGGAAGGAAAAAGCGAACGGCGCAACTTCCCCACATCGCGATTGAACACGATGCATCACATCGGAGCTGCGCTCAATGCTGATGACACCTTTGTTTTTCCTGACGATGCGAACATTCATTTGGCCGAAACTGGTTCGCCATATTACGAAACGGGGGAATGATGAGAATCCTCATCACTGGAAGCGAAGGTTTTGTGGGTCGCGCTTTTCAGCGCTACTTCGCGCAAGACAAGCGCAATGAAGTTCTGCGCATTGACATCAGCAAGACATATCATTCAATGGATGCCAGACATTTCTTTTCTTTCAATAAAGTTCAATACGACCTTGTGAT